GCAATGTAAGTGGCATTATTTCTTATTTGTGTAACTGTTACGGGAACAAAACTGCCAGTGCTTCCTGTGTACGTGCTAGAACGTTGTACATAATTCTGTGCGCTTCTGCCTAAAGGAAAAAAAGTACCCGCACTAAGATGACTTTTAATGTCTGTACTAACATTATCAAAATGTTTAACGTTAAGAGTGTCTGCATTAATCTGAGTTCCTGTAATAGTATTAGCAGCAATTTGGTCGGCTGTAATAGTATTACCAGCAATTTGGGTAGCGGTAATTGTATCAGTGGCTATTTCAGTAGCCGTAATAGTGCCACCATCTATTTGAGTGGCTGTAATAGTATCCGCTATAATCTTTCCACCATTTAAAGTGCCAATTTTTGCGTCAAGAATTGCAGCATCTTTAATACGCGCTTGGTCTATGTAAACAACGCCACTATCAACAATAAAAGGTGCAGTACTGCTAGACCCACTCCAAATAGCAAACTTATCAGCTTGAAACTGTACGTAGGACTGGGCCCCTGAACCGCTGTTTGCGTTTGAGCCAATGACCATACCCGCGGCTGACTTACTGCCGTTAGATTCTGTTGCAACTGTAAGTACAAACATGGCATTTACATCGCCATTAAGATTGGCTGTGGTAGTACTTAAGCTGTTAACACTAGCAGTTAAAGTGTTGTTGTTACCAGTAACGGTACTGGTCAAACTGCTTAGAGAACTAGCAGTAGAGTTTTGAGCATTAGTAACTGTAATTACGTCTTGTTGTGCACTAGCCATAGCTGCCGTAAGAGTACTACCTGTAAAACTAGTAGCTCCAAATACGCTTACTAAAGTTGAATCGCGTCCTGCTACCCAAGCATTGTTGGCTGCATTTCTCGTATAAATCTGACCATCATCGGTGTCAAACCAAAAATCATGTACCCCCAATGCAGAACCGTCGGCCCTGACACTTGGAGCGCTACTTTGTTTAATAACAGTGGCCGCTGCTGCGCCTGTTGCAATTAAACTATACCCCGGCAAGTCTGCTAATGTTTCGCTAAGAGCGGCCATTGTGGCTGCTATGTTTTCAATAGTTGTAGCACTAGCCATATTAGACCAAGGACCAGGAGTGTTTGAAGTGCTTACAAAACGAACCCAATAGTAATAGGTAAAGTCATACTCAAGTCCTTTGTCGGTATATATAAAAGCGTTAGTTGTTCCTACAAGAACAGCACTACTTAAATCTTCTGCTTGAGAACGCCAAATTTCAGTAAACGCATGATTACCATAGGGTGCAGTATTAGTACTTTGGTTCCAAGATAAAAGAGCGTCGGTGAATAAGCCACTAGCAGTAAGCGAAGTAGGAGCAGGTGGTACTATTACGTCACCTGGTCTTTCTCTGATAGGTCCAAAACCTGTTGCACCAGTGTTAGGGTTGTAAGGGGATTGAGCTAACGTAGTTGCAAGACCACTTTCTATAAGCTCGCGTAAAGTTATGGCTCTGTCTAGTTCATCTCCTCTTCTGCCAAGCCGCACTTCTAGTGCTTCTTTTATAGATTCTAGAACAAGTTTAGTTTCGGGATCTGTTTTTGCCGGAATATTCTTAATGGCTGGAACTTTAGTCTCAGGCATTAGATTCCTCTTAGTTCATCTATTGATTCAGCAATACAAACTTCGTTTATTACTTTTGTAGAAGACACTTCTACTGCAAAGTCTTTATGCATGCTAGCTGGTAATCTTACAACTGGCTCTTGGATTGTTACTGCGTCAAAATCTGGAGTAGTGCCAGTTACGGTAAAAGCGCTGCCTGCAGCTGCTATAACTGCGTGGTATATAACTGTTCCATCTCCATACACTTTTACTGTAACAGGAAAAGCTTCTGCATCTACTTTTAAAAAGCCCATGCTTGTAGGTTTAGGTGGAACAAAATCTTTAGACTTCCAAGTATAAGTTTGATTGGTTGAACCACCCTGAAACTTTTTAATTTGATTGGCAATAATTAAATAAGCATTACCATCATCGGGGTCAGTAAATGTACCTCTTACAAGTGCGCTGGCAGTTAATGTAGTAAAACCTTTGGTTTCTGCTCTTGGATCAAATATAAATCCACCAAAACCAGAACCGGTGTTATAAAAACCTAAGTACCTACCTTTCCACAAAGTAGCGTTAATTGTGTTTGGGTAATACTGAGCTTGCCATTGATCAGGGGTAATTACTCCTTCTGTAATAACTCTTACGTCAGTTCCAGCGGCTGCAACTAATCCGTCAGGTCCAGCGTATACAACTACCGTTCCCATATCTACCATGGATGTTTTACTTAAACATGCCTGCGTTGATTCTACTTTCATAGCACTCATAGACCCTGGATCAGTACCAGCTACTAAATAAGGGCTAGCTTCGGTAGTAACAACAAGCCCATTTCCAACTGCGGCTAGTCCAACAATTGGGTCTTCTAAAGTTATTCTGTAACTAACAGGCCAAGCATAAGGCAAAAACCTTTCAGAAAAACACAAACGCTTACCTGTAAACCCTGCTAATATGCCGTTTGGCATGGCGGTTAAACCTTTCATGGGGCCATCAGGGTATGTAGAACTATCATCATCTGGCGGTGCAATCCAAAAAGTAGAAGGAATTATTTCTGCTAACTGATCGTTGCTAGAAGTATCATCGTAACTAGCAGTTGCCATTGAAACTTCTGCAACAAACTGAAAAGCTGTTGTATTCGAGCCCGTATTAGATCTGTATATGCGTTTTGTGCCGGAACTTTGACTAAAATTACAATTTGATTTAACAGGAGCTACTGACAAGTTACTTACGGTAATAGTAGCGTTATCGTCTGTTGTAATTACAGTAGATGCAGCAGAAGGTGGGCCTTCTTCGCCGTACGCACTTACAAAAGTATACACATAAGAAGTAGAAAAATCCGGTAGTTGGTCTGCAAGATCTTTAAACGTAGCACCATTGGTAATAGTGCTAGATGTACTTGCACCCGTAGCTGCAATTGCAGGTTCTACAGTTAAAGTTGTTGTACTTGGTACTGTAGCTATTTTATGTGTTTGATTTATATCATCTGCGGGTACAGCATTTTGAGCGCCAAAACCTGCAAGTTTAACGTATTCACCCACAACTGCACCGTGGACACCAACCGTGGTTACTGTCAGTACTGACGAACCGCTGGACGTGGTTACCGTAGCATTTTTTTGTACTACTGCTTTAATTGCTACAGCTGGCGTATTTGCAGGAGATTCAATTCCTAACCTAAAAAAAGCGGCAGGATATACAGTCCCACCTATTACCTGAGTACTTCTGCCCATACGTGGAAAAGCTTGACCAGTCCAATAGACAGTGTTGTTTGTATCACCTGCTATAGGCCCAGGTACAACATCTACGTCTTCATCAAACTGTAGCCATTGTGTATCTGTGTATTTGTAAACGCTTTTTCTATTAGAACTAGAAAGAGTGGTTACATCTGCTTTGGGGTTTGTAACTGTATCGTCAGTTATAGGCGTTAGACGTTGACTCTCTAAGTTAACGTTGGAAGCTGTTTGGGCTAGGGTGTCTGCTAGTAGTCTAGGTGAGACTTGAGGAGCAATTCCGCCAAACTGGATGAGTTTAAAATACGCCATATCATCTTAGATTATACACAATTATACTGGCGATTGCGGACACTCCAATCCAAAAAAGTCTTTCAAACATGTTTATCCCCTTAGAATTTACAATTGCTTTTTGTTCTACAGTCTCTACTCTGTTTTCTAAACGATCCATTCGCATAATAAATCTGTCATTTTGTTTCAAGACTGTTGTTACCCTCTCTTCTATGCGAGCAATAGCGACTATTGCATCGGATAATTTATCTATTTTAGTATCTAATTTGTCTAGCCTATTTGATACGTCGTCGATCATTTATATTATGCTCCAATCATTGCCTTTAAACATTTCAGCTTCGGCTTCGCGTCTACGCACTAACCCAGCAAGAACTCTACCGCCGGCTTTATTCCATCGCATGATTTGTTCAGGAACATTGTCGTAATCTGAAGTGTTTAAAACGCGAAGCATAGAACTTCGGTTTAGGTTTGAAGGTCCTAAATTGTAGGTCCAAGAAACAAGCGAATCAAACTGTGGCTGTGTTAACTCTACCTTTACAGCTTCGTTAACGTACCCTTCATACTCTACTAATTCTTCTTCTAACCAGTCTTCGGCTTGCTGTTGCGTACAAATATCCCCAATTTTCACATCTTTTGTACGCCCGTAAGCAATAGTAGGAACATCAACTGCATCTAAGTAGGCGCGTAATTTGCACCCTTCAAATGTTTTTATTAATGTTTTACCTTCTTCAGACGTTTTCATCTTCTTGTTTTGGGTTAGGTTCAATTTTATCTTCTTCGATAAACTTTTTAACTTCTTCAGATATATGAATTTGAGCACTT